TCAGCATTTAAACTATCTTTTAATGCTGTACCTAACGAATTAATCATTTCGGTAAGTTTATTACCTTCAGAAGCAAAGTCTGGTGTTGTATCGGGGGCAAATAAAAACATAATATTTTTTTATTAATAAATAGATTAAAACATTATTTTTTGTAAGACTCAACTACTTTATCAATAAAATACCTTCTTTCAAATATTGGCATCTTATAAATGTCAGTATATGTAAAATTACCATGTTTTACTAAAAAAAATATTTCATCCATTTGAGCTTTTTTATAATGTGAAGAAAGGGCGAAAAAACTCCACCCCAAAAGATACTTCAAAAGTAACTTTTTCTCCAGACGGGGCGGTAACAGTTCTTTCCAAGTCTATCTGTGGTTCACATTCTCTTAGAAATTTTCTAAGATTTTTTGAGTCAGCGATTGGCATTTGATTTATAAATTGTGAAATAGTTTCTTTATTTTTTCACCTTGGATGGAAACTATTTGTTTTTCTAGTCTTTTTGTAATAATAGGAGCAACCATTCCTTTTGGGTATGATTGTGAAAGTCTATCAAGTTCATTAGTTTCCCCAACTGTTAAAAGTTTACATTTAACCTCTTTTAATGATTTTGGTAATGTATATGAGAATAACCCGTCCCCGTCAGGTTCGTATTTCGCATTTTTAAAATTTAACTCAGATAAATCTAAAGTAATATCAAAAGGTTTTTTTGTTGCCGGATCCATAAGACTATATGTGTAATCAGAACCAAAAGAAGTGTTTCTTAAAAATATCAATATTGCTTGAACATCAGTATCCAATAACTGTAATACATCAAAACCAGGTTCATAAATTTTATTTTTTAAAAGTGTCATTATTAAACCATCTCGAATATTATCGTTTGTCATTAAAATATTCTCGTCATATGCGGTTAAATAACCAACCTTTAAAGATTCTTTTTTTGGTTTATAAAATACTCCTTTTGAAGGTAACTTGACTACGTCGTGTGGTAAGTTAAAATCTTGTTGTCCATAAATTGCTGATTGATCCATAATAAATTTTTCTTAAAAAATAAAGGATAAATATTGTATGTAAACAAAAAACCCCACTTTGTTAGTGAGGTTCTTAAAATTATTTTTATATTTGTATTAGTAAACTAAAATACATCTATCAGGTCTAAGAGATGCTTTAACTGTGATTAATCCATCTTCACTATATCCTAATGAATCAAAGTCAACACTAGTTAAAAATACACCTTGTAGAATCCATTTTTCAACTGCAACTCCTGTTGGGTCTAACATTTCTAAGTCAATATCTTTTTTATAACCTGCAGCATAACCCATACGTCCTGTTACTGATTCAGCATGTAAACGAACCCACTCCATAAGAGCTTGTGAAGCTGAAGGACCGATTGGATCACGGAAAGTAACATCCATAGCCTCCCAATTGAATCGTCCTGCAACATATGTAGAAGTGTTTAAGAATGGAATCTCAACATCTTTAATTGTAACTTTAGGTCTTGTGGTTGACTCAACATACCACGAGTTAATCCCCAAAGAAGATGGGAATGTCAATATAAACCTATTTTTTCTTTTAGGTTCGTACTGAAAGGGCATTTTCATTAATAAATCAGCCATGTCTTATTTTTTTAATTTGTTTTATTTATTTATAAATATCTATTGTTTTATTTTTTTTCTATTTACTTTTTTCTGGTTTAAAATTATCCTTCTACTAGACCGGACTTAATTATTAAACTTCTTTTTTTTCTCCTCCTTTAGTTAAATACATTCTTATAGGTTTTTCTTCATATTCTTTTTCTATAAAATCTTTCATTTTCTCAATATTTCTAGGGTCGTCATCTGAAAAACCAATAAAAGGTATTATTTCGTCGTTACTAACATCATTTTTAAAGTAACTTTTCTTACCTATCTCTTTAGCCAACTCTTTACAATATGAAATAAATTTTCTCATTGCTACGATTTTTCCTTCTTCAGGGTTCGCAGCACTACCTTCACCAAAAGTAACAGGTTCAAAACGACATAAATCAAGATACTCCATTATTATGTCTTTATCGCTAAAGTTTAAATTAACCGATTCATCAATTGGGTTATCCGCCCAATTTCTATAAATCTTTAAAGAATTAACAACTTCCTTACTATTAATACCGTTATGGTTAGATAAGATATAATTAAGTGTTGCTTCTTTTAATGTTTCAGGGTTATGTCCTCTTGCAGTAATAATTGCAAATACGGAACCACCATTTATACACTCCACAAAATCGTTCCAAGAAGGACCTGGACTTGCGGACATTGCATCAATAATAAATTTCTTATCTCCTTTAATTGTAAAATTTCTAAATGGATCAGAAGCATAACCAACAACAGTTGTACCCTTATAAGGGAATGGTTCACTACCTATTTGGTGTCTATGTTCTGCAAAATCTTCAGTTGACATAGGAACCTCTTCATCATTTTCTGTCATCAAAATAATTGTAGTTGGCATAAAAACAATATTATCGTCCCAATCAAAAGCGTAGTATTTACTATCAGGGGTTCCTTCAGAAGTAATCCCCTCATTTATTGTTCTACGTCTTACATAGTTAAATACATGTTTTTTAATATCCATTATTTTTGAAGTTTTGACAAAAGTTTTTCAAGTTGTTTTTCGGTGATTATTATATTTTGTTTTTTTTCCGAAAAGGTTTTAGGACTTTTTTGATTGTCTCCAATAGATTCCTTAATAAGTTTTTTCTCTATTTTCATAATTATTTTATTTTATAAATATTAAGTGGGGAATATTTCTACTCCCCACATTTTTATTTTTTTAATTATACGTCATCAAAAGATGCTCCTGTTGGTGTAATAACGAATTCAATATCGATGTATTCTAACGCTCTTGTAGGTTTTAAGAAAATTTTACCTGTTAAAGTATTTGAATCCAAATCTTCAGGAGTGTTCGATACTGTCACACGGAAATCTATCAAACCTCTATCTCTTCTGATTCCATCTAATATTGGGTTAACTGAATCCAAGAAATCTTGTCTTACTTTGTTATCGTTTTGTTCGAATAACAATCTAATTGCTACCGCTGAAATCAACTTACGAGCTTGTAGTAACAATCTTCTAACGTTAATTCTATCAAGTGCAGACTCTCTAATTTGTAAAGTTTTGTTACCCCAAATTACCGTACCAACATCAGAGAAAGTTGCGATTGGGTTAATTCTACCTTTATAAAGTGTGTCTCTATCGTCTTGTGTTAATTTACGTCTTGCTCTAATTGCGTTTACCAAACCTCTTGTGTAACCTGCAGATGCGAACCAAGGGAATGCGATATTGTCTGTCAAAGCTAAGTTCTTAACAACTTCTGAAGTTGGTGGAATGTAGATTTGTGTGTTGTTAACCGAATCTCTTGTTAAAATCCAAGGGTAATAAGTTGCAGTATAGTTAGAGTCTATCCCTGTTTCTTCTAAGTTATCTACCGTCTGTTGAGGGTAAATTAACCCTTCTTCAATATCGTTATATGTTGGTAAAAACAAATCAAAGTCAGGTGTAGTACAGATATAAATAGAATCCGCTCTATCAGTTTCAATCATATCTATTGCATCCTCAACAAGATTTGAGTTATTAACATAATCAATACCAGGTGTTGCGAATACATTTATGTTTGTTGCTTCAGGGTTAGCAAAAGTACTTTGTCCCCATTTGTATGCGTAAAAGTCAGTATTTGCCCAATTTTCTTGGTTTGGTCCTGAAATAGCTTTAAATGCTCCCCAACCTGTTGCGGTAGGGTAAGTTATACTTGCTTCTGCACCATATTTAAATCCTGTTTGTCCTAATGCGAATGAATCTGAATTTGTTCTATATTCTCTATATATGTCCCATCCATCAAAACCACCATAAGCCATTACCGTAAATTTACGAGTATTAAGTCTATAATATGGACTTGAACTATCTGTCGGTTCAGAGTTAAATGATCCAACACCTACTTCAAACGCCGACTGTCCTGATGTTACATAACCATTTGCAATTGTTACAACAGTCGCTCCACTATCCATGTGGAAACCTTTTGTTAAATAACCCCAAGCCATTCCTGTGGTATCGGTACCTAAATTTGCTGGTAACTGTTTTCCTTTATATTCGAAGAAATCATAATCAATTCCTGATATATTAGAAATACCTAAGTATGCTTTTCTCGGATTTTCACCACTTGAGATTACAGGGTTGTCTCCCCCGTTAGATGAACCAAAAGGTGGGTTATACACAACATCACCAGGTTGGAAATATTTAGTTTTGTAAACTAAGAATGGTGGTGTTGCATTTGCGTATTCTCTTGAGATAAATCCTTCAAAACCACAAGGTAGTGCGTCTATCGGAGCTTCATCACTCATTTCTAACATTACATATTTAGACTTAACTTGGTATTCTCCGTTTGATGTTCCTATCTTATTTGCTACGTAATTATTTTGACTTGGATCTAATGAACAATTAGTGAAACTTTCAATAACTCTTGGGTTTTGATCGGTATCATAAAAATCTCTAATGAATACGTCAAACGTACTACTATTAAATGATATATTACCTATAGACATTTTTACAAGTCTATTAGCCGCGTTACCGTCAGATATTAAAACAAACTTAAATAATTTATAAACTTTATTACCTCTAAGTTCTGAAACTAAATACGGTGTTTCAGGTGTTTGGTATTGTTCTAAATAGAAACCTATTGAGTCAGTATCTAACGATCTTGCTCCTGGTAATTCTATAATATCACAATCTAAACCTCTAATTCTACCTAATCTATATCCACTTGTTAACAAACTAGTGTATGTCTCTTCAACAAATAAAGGAACCTCATTTCTATCTTTACCAAAATTACTTCTGCCAAATACTTTAGAAATAAAGTTCTTATCAGTAGATAACATTGATGTTTGGAATTCAAAATTATCCCCGTCATATGTTACTCCTGAAATAAGGAATGGTGAGTATGGGTTTTTAGTAACCGCAGAATAAGAACCTGTACAAATCATTTGTACATCAGTTGTTCCTGTTACTTCATAATTCGGTCCTGATTGTGTTGCACTATAGTTAGATATACCTCTTGATCTTAAAGTTGCAACAACTAAATCATCATAATCTAAATAAGGTGTTCCTGAATAATTAGTGTTATAGAACACACAAGAACCTGAGAAGTTACCTCCAGAACCTGATAGTGTTCTTACTGCCGCACCAAAACCTTGTCCGTAGTACGAACTAACATCATTTACTTGTGAGTAATTAAACAATGCGTAGTACCAAGCATCGTTAGTAGATGCTGATAAGTTAGCCAAAGATAAATTAACATTATTAACCCCAAAGTTTTCAGTGTATGCCGTAATAGTACCGGTACCATTAAGTGTTGTACCTGTTACTAAGTTAAATGTTCCTGCACTGACAGTTCCCCAAAATACTGCCGATGAACCTGAAGAAGGTGAACCAACGGCAAATAAATTTACTTGGTTTGATATATAAGTTCTTAAATCTTGATCAATAGTTGATGTACTACCGTTAAATTCGGTATATGTATTATAAAAATTATTATTTACGTTAATAACGCCAGGAACCGACATATTATATGCAATATTTGAACTTGTTCCTGTTGTTCCTGTAAAAGTTAATGTTGTTGTTGATACCCCTGTTGCTGCGATTGTTGCCGGATTAACGTTACCTATTGTCGTTATTGACCAAGAAGGTCCTGCGTCATATCCTGATAAACCAAGAACTCTTGTGACAAATAATTGATTCGATTGCTGCAAATACGCCTTTGTAATATACGCTAATTCATATTTAGGTATTTGTGTATTAACAAATTTTTCAGGACTAGTCCCTCCAAAATATACTTGGAACTCGTCAAAATTAGTTATGAATATTGGTTCAAACGCCGGACCCTGAAGAGTTTCTCCAGCCAAACCTAAAGTTGTTACACCTACACTTTGTGCAACAAAAGTTAAATCTCTTTCTGACGTATAAACCCCAGGTGAAACGAAAACTTTGTTTGATGATGCCATTTTTTTCTGTATTTTTTATTTATGGTTTTATTTTTTTATATAAATACCTTGAAAAAAACCAAAAAACTTTACATTTAAATAATATTTATTATGTGGTGAGAAAAAATTCTGCCTTTTTTCTGCCCATATAATTTATTAAAAATGAAAAAGATAAAAAACATAAAAATATCAGTAGAAACACACCAAATCCTAAAAAACTATTGTGATGACAATAATTTAAAGATGTATAAATTTTTAGAATCTTTAATTAAAAAAAATTGTGAAAAGAAAAAGGATATATATGGTGATGCTATTTAAACTAAGTATGCTACCGTTTTTATTGATGATGTTTTTGTGATATCATCTTTATACGCCTGTATTAATAATGTATCCCCATCATTAATTTGTATCACATCTAAGTCATCACCAACATAGTTACCATTGATATAAACTGAGTACCCTGATGCACATGACGAACCTTGAGTTAATGTTCCCCCAGTAACGTTACTAAAATTAGGTACCGTCCCTCCTTTAACACATATTGTGTTTGAGTTTCCTG